GCCGTCATCTTCGACGAGCTGCACACGCAGCCCAACCGCGAGCTGTGGGATGTCCTGGTCACCTCGACCGGGGCGCGGACGCAGCCGCTTATCATCGCGCTGACCACCGCCGGCCACGACCGCAGCAGCATTTGTTGGGAGCAGCACGAGTACGCCCGGCAGGTGAAGGAAGGCAGCATCGTTGACCCAACTTTCCTGCCTGTGCTGTACGGCGCCGAACCCGCCGACGATTGGACAAAGGAAGAAACCTGGCGCAAGGCAAACCCCGGTTTTGGCACCATCTGCCGGGCGGAGTATTTTGAGCAGGAGGTGCAGAAGGCAAGGGCGGTGCCGTCGTACCTGAACACGTTCCTGCGCCTCAACCTCAACATCTGGACAAGCGCCGAGCAGGCGTGGATTTCAGACGACATCTTCATGCGCGGTTCCGACCCGCTGCCATCGGATGAGGTGCTGCAACGGTTGCCTTGCTTTGGTGGTCTCGACCTTGCCAGCACGCAAGACCTTACCGCCTTTGCGATGTTGTGGCGGGACGACGAGGCCGGTTGCTTTTACCTGCGCGTTCACCAGTTCGTGAACTCCGAGAAGGCCGAATCCAAAAAGCTAAACGCTGGAATTGACTACCTGCGGTGGGCGGAGGAGGGACACATCACCGTGGTGCCCGGCAACACCACTGACTACCGCTACGTGAAGGAGCACATCATGCGCCAGGTGGAACGCTACGACATCCGCAGCATTGGTTACGATCCTCGTTTCAGCCCGTACATCGTCAGCGAACTAGTGGCGGACGACGTCGAAATGCACGCCATGGCACAGAACATCACCACCCTGAACGGCCCGACCAAGGAGTTTGAAATGGAGATGCTCAAGGGCAACATCATCCACGGCGGCAACGAGGTTCTGCGCTGGCAAATCGGCTGCGCCGTGACGTACACGGACGTGAACGAAAACAAGCGGGTCACCAAGGAGAAGTACAGTGAAACAAAAAAGGTGGACGGCGTCATCGCGTCCATCATCGCGATGAACGAGTACGTCCACCACCGCACCAACGGCTCGGGGGACGAATTGTTCACGGTTATTTCGCTCTAACTACATTTGCCGTAATGGCATCTGTATGGCAATCCCTATTTCGTCGCGGCGTTGAGGAGCGCGCCCGCATCGGCAAGTTCGATTCGCAGACGATTGCCCGCGAGATGGGCATCACCTACCGCAACAACGTCACCGTGTCGCCAGAGGGCGCGTTGGCCATCAGCACCGTGTACGCCTGCATCTACCGCATCGCCTCCACGTGCGCGTCGCTCTCGCTGAACGTGTACGAACGGAACGGCCGCAACGTGACGCTGGCCGAAAGCCACCCGGCATTTGACGTGGTGAAGTACACGCCCAACCCCTACCAAACTGCTTACGAGTTTTGGGAGGGGATGTTTACGCAGGCCCTGATGTACGGCGTAGGCTACGCCATCATCGACCGCGACAACCGCGGCGACGTGATCGCGCTGCACCCGGTGCCGTTCTACCACGTCGAACCCAAGGCCATCGAGGATGAGAAGGTGTTCGTGGTGAAGGACTACGGCGTCGTGTACCCCGAGAACATGCTCGAGTTGTCAAACATGGGCAAGCTGTCACCGCTCAAGGTGCATGCGGAAAACATGGGTCTGGCAAAGGCGGTGCAGGATTACGGCTCCGACTACTTCGCAAACGGCGCACGGCCGACCGGCATCCTGACACCTGCGAACCCGATGAAGAAGGAGCAGCTGGAGGCGCTGCGGGATTCATGGAACGCGGCAAGCGGTGGCGTCAAGATGCTGCCCTACGACATGCGCTACCAGTCGCAAAGCATCCCGCCGGAGGAGGCGCAGTTCATCGAGACGCGCAAGTTCCAAGCGGAGGAGATTTGCAGGATCTACAGCGTGCCGCCGGACCTGGTGCAACTGCCAGGCAAGTCGACATTCAACAACGTCGAGCAGCAGCACATCCAGTTTGCCCGCCACACCATCACGCCGTGGGCGGTGCGCCTGTCGCAGGAGGTCGACCGCAAGCTCATCCAGTCATTCGACCGGCCGCTCGTGTACAGCCGCCACGACATGACCGACTTGTTCCGCGGCGACATGGCCGCGCGCGCATCGTTTTACCGCGAGATGCTGGCAACCGGCGTGTTGTCCATCAACGAGGTGCGCGCGAAGGAGGATATGAACCCGGTGGAGGGCGGCGACATGCACGCCGTGCAGGTGAACCAAATCGCGCTCGACCGCTTCCAAGCGTACAGCGACAAAATCAGCAGCAATGAAATCACAGGAGGAATTTGAAAGAGAAATCCGCGCGGCCTACGGCGACAACGTCGAACTGCGCGTGATGGAGGTGCGGGCCGCCGAAGGCGAGCGCCGCATCAGTGGCTACGCCGCGACGTTCAACGACGTCACCGACCTTGGCTATTTTCGCGAGCAAATCGCCACGGGCGCTTTTGAGGGCCGCACCGACGACGACGTCCGTCTGCTCATCAACCACACGGGCGTACCGCTTGCGCGCACCACCAACGGCACACTGCGCCTGTCGGTGGACGACGACGGCCTGCGCTACGAGGCCGAACTCGCCGACACGCAAGAGGGCCGCGACTTGTACACGCTCATCCAACGCGGCGACATCTCACAATCTTCATTTGCGTTCAGCATCGAGGATGAGAAGTGGGACAACAAAACCAACATGCGCACCGTGCTGAAGGTCGGCCGCCTGTACGACGTGTCACCCGTCACGTACCCGGCATACGCTACGACCACTGTAAATGCGCGCAGCCGCGCTGCAGTTGCAGATGACGCGCCTGTAGATCCCGCGCCGCTTGAGCCAGTCGAGGCACCGGCGGAACCCAAAACCGAAACCCCTAATTTTACCCGCAAATCTTTTCAGACCATGAATTTGAACGAACTCAAGGCGCTGCGCGCCAAGCACTACGAGGAGCATGTCGCCCTCGTGGAGAACCCCGACAAGGAAGGACGCACCATCACCGAAGCCGAGGAGCAGCGCGCTGCTTGGTTGGTTGGTGAAGTCGAGGCGCTGGACAAGCGCATCAAGCACCGCGCCGACCACGAGGCGATGGTTGCACGCGTCGCGTACAGCGGCACCGCATCGACCACGGAGAAGCGTGAAATCGAGCGCGTGAACGGCCATTTCAGCTTGTCGCGCGCCATCATGTCCGCAGCCAACGGCCGCTCATTGGAGGGCGCAGAGGCGGAGTGGGCGCAGGAGGCACAGCGCGAAATGCGCGCACAGGGTTTGCAGGTGGTCGGCCAGGTGGCCATCCCCACCAAGGCGCTGTACCGGGCATCCGCTGACAACTTCACCGCAGGCGCTTACGGCGCAACGGCAGACGGCAACGCATTCGTACCCGTGAACGTAGGCGGTGCCATCGAGGCACTGCGCGCTCCATCGGTCATCGAGATGTTGGGCACGACGACGTTGCAGGGCATGACCGGCAACCTCAAGTTCCCACGGGTTAGCGTGAAGGCAACCGGCACCGCCGAGGGCGAAGTTGATGCCAACGCAGCGTCCGGCCTCGAGATGGACGAGTTGACCTTGTCACCACAGCGCGTTTCTGCCAAGACGACCTACAGCAAGCAGTTGCTGTTGCAGGGCGGCGGCGCAGTTGACCTCGTGATCGCGCAGGAATTGCAGAACGCAATGAACGCATTCATTGACACGAAGGCGTTTGATACGTTGGATGGCGCGACCATCAACAACCAGTCGACGGACGGCAGCACGACCCTTACAGCGGCTATCGCCGTGGCTATGGAATCGGCAGTCCTCGCGGCCGGTGGCAACTTGGCTGCTGCTCGTTACGTCATGTCACCCACCGCTTACAAGTTCGCAAAGAACTTGGCGCAGGTGTCCAGCGTTTCGGCCTTGTACGACCTGGCATCCAACACGTTCAACGGCTACCCCGCGGTGGCTACGCCGTACCTCGTGGACGCATCGGAAGGCGTTGGTCAAATGTTGTTCGGCAACTTCCAGCAGGGATGCATCCTCGCCTATTTCGGCGGCATCGACCTTCTCGTGGATCCATACAGCGCGGCAGGCAACGCGCAGATTGTGCTGCACGTCAACCGGTTCTTTGACTTCGACGTTCGTCAGGCAGGCGCCCTGTCGAAAATCATCGACATCAACGCTGCATAAGCGTTTGGTTTTGGTTAGCGGGAAGGCCCGGGGCATCGCCTCGGGCTTTCTTACTTTTGGGGTATGCGAGTTAAAATTACCGGCACCCCATCGCTCGACGACATCATC